GGGCGGAACGGAGGACATTGCGGCGGCTCACCTCGCCGGCTTCACCTACCTGCTCCTCAACCTCGGGTACGTGTCGGGCGGCGATTGGGGAACGCACCGGCAGCGGGCCGAAGCGCTCGGCATGCCTGTCGTGCCGTGGAAACGGATCTACCGGCCCGACGACGTTCGGCTCGTCGAGGAGACAGCGGATCTGTGGCAATCGCCCGCCGCCGCGCACAACCTCGAGTGGGAGGCAGCGACGACGTTCCCGCCCCGGAACCTCGCGAGCCTCGCCGGATCGTACGGGCCAAGGGTGCGTGCGGTGATCACGGAGCCGTGGATGCAATTGGTCGACTGGAAGCCGCTCAAGGATTGGGTGGCGATGCCGGAAGCGTTCCTCAACGCCCGATCCACCTATCTGCCGAAGGATCTCGTCGGCCACGCGCACGACCTCGGTTGCCCCATGAGCGTCCCGGTGTTCGGGTGGGGCCAGTGGGCCGACGCGCCGCGCGACGTCCCGCCCGCGGAGTACCTGCGTGTCTGGGGCGGCCCGTACGTGGTGTACGCCGGTGACGGCAAGGAATCCCGGTACGGGGAGTGGCGACGGTGAACGGTGTCGCGTCTGTCGCGTTCGGGCTCGAGCTGACCGAATGGTTCGTGATCCTCGGCGGCGTCTACGCGCTCGCCGAGCTCGCGGGCCTGTCCCGGTCGAGCCGAACCATCCGCCGGCAAAACACGGACGTGCTCGAACGCAACAAGATGCTCGAGGGCGAGGTCGAGCGGCTCAAAGCCCGAGTGCAGCAACTCGAGATGACCGACCAAGCCGCCGTCCTCGCAGCCTTCCGCCAGCACGAAACCGGCGCCGAAGCACGGCACGCCCAAACGATCCAAGTCCTCTCTCACATCCACGACACCCTTCGCGAAAGGAGCACCACATGAAGACCGCCATCGGCCTGTTCCGCGACTTCGTCGCCGCCGTCCTCGGCCTGCTCATCCTGTTCGGCGTCAACCTCACCGACGCCCAGATAGCCGGGCTTCTCCTCGTCGTCACCACCGGCGCCGCACTGGGCACCTACCTATGGGACCGCTACCGGGCGACAGCCGCCTGACGCACGACCCGCGCCGGCTGGCCAAGGTCGGCGCGCGAACCAACGCGCACGCCGTCGCGCACACCCGATGACCATGGACGACCTCACGGACGAGCAGCTCGAGGTGCTTCGCCGCCGCTACATGGAGGCACGCCAAGCAGGGTTGACGATCGTCGAAGCCCGGCTGTTCGCCGAATCAAACGCAGACGTCGGCGAACTCCGACGGCTCATCGCGGGCGGTTGCCCCATCCATCAAATCCGCGCCATCGTCCTCTGAAAGAAAGGGAGTGTGTCATGGCTACAGGTATTGCTTCGGGGGTTGCGACGACGGGGCCGGCGACGGATCCACCTTGAGCAGCCTGACGCTCGGCGGCAACTCGTTCACCGTCAAGAGTCAGCTGGCGCAGGGCGTGAACGGCGACTCGAACGGTGTTGGTGTCGGGATACTCACGTCGCTTCCCGGGACGGGCAGCCGCACACTCGCGTGGACATATAGCGCCGGCGGCGCCCGCTCCGAGGGCGGCCACATCGTCGTCGTGTGGGTCAAGGACCACAACACGAGCGACCCGGTGCGCGCGGCAGGCACAAGCTCGCCCGGCACCGCGAGCGGCAACGTCGAAGTCACAATCGCGTCCGCCTCCACGGACCTGGTGCTGGCGATGGCCGAGTCGTTTGCCGCTGACCCGGCGATCAGCGGCACCGTGTTCGTCAACGACTGGGGAATCAACGGCGACCGGGTCGACGTCAGCGAGGTGACCGCGGGCGCGTCGTCAACCACGGTCACGATGACCGGCGAGTCGTACTCGTGCATGGCCGCGATCGCGCTGAAAGCAGCGTCGGCCGCAGCGATCCAGGGCACGGTCACGCAAGCGTTCTCGTTCGCGTTCGGCGCCGCCGGGAAGCGCGGCCGGAAAGCAGCATCGGCGACGCCGCTCGTGCTTACCGTCGGCACCGTCGGCCGGCGCGTGTGGCGTGGCGCGCTCGCGCTTCCGTCATCGCTGACGTTCGAGACGGTCGGGAAACGGGCGCGGAAGGCCACCGCAGCGGTGCCGTTCGTGTTGTCGGTCGCGGCCGCAGGCAAGCGCGGGCTTCGCGGCTCGTCCAGTTCACCGCTCGTGTTCTCGTTCGCCACCGTCGCAACCCGCGTGTGGACAGGCGTTGTCTCCCAGGCGCTCGCCGTCACGGTCGCCGTGAAGGGCACGCGTTCGCGGGCCGCGGCCGCCGCGCAAGCACTCGTCGTCTCGGTCACGACGGTCGGGAAGCGCGGACGGAAAGCAGCCGCGCAACTGCCGCTCACCGCGACGATCACAACCGCTGGCCGGCGGACGTTCCGCGCCGCAGCCACCGCCGCGTACACGTTCACGATCACGACCGTCGCCCGGCGGGTCTGGCGCGGAGCCGCACAACTACCCGTCACCGCGACGATCGCCACCGCAGGGAAACGCGGCCTCAAAGGAGCCGCCGCACTGCCGCTCACCCTGAACATCGCCGCCCGGTACGCGACCAGCGCTATCCAAGCCGCCGCAAGTCTGGCCCTCAACGTCGCAACCACCGTCGCAGGGAAACGCGGCCGGAAAGCAGCGTCGTCGATACCGCTCACGATCGCCGCCGCAGCCGCAGGGAGACGCGGACGCCGCGGAGCGACCGCAAGCCCCTACCTGATGTCGTTCGGGACGATAGGTACCCGAATCTGGGTAGGCCGCGTCTCGATTCCCATCACCGCGAACATCACGGCGGCGGGCACCCGGGGCCGCAAAGGCGCCGCGTCGCTCGAGCTTTCCGTCACGTTCGCGACGATCGTCCGGATCGACGAAGCCGGCAACATCACCGTCACAACCACACCGCTCGGCGCGATCGGAATCGCAACCGTTCCCTTCGGGACAATCCGGCCCGCAACCCTGCCGCTCGGCACAATCGAGGTGACCGAAAGATGAAGCTCGACTACGACATCGGCGACACCGTCGTGCTCGTCATGGACTTCGCCGACACGGACGGGCCAGCCGACCCGTCCGAGTTCACAGTGACGGTTCGTGCGCCCGACGGCACCGAAACCATCTACCCGCACACGGACGCCACGAATGACCCGGCGGTCACCGGCAGGTTCACGTTGTTTGTGCCGGCGACACAGGTCGGGCGGTGGAAGGCGATTATCGCGGCGACGGCGGGGGTAGTCGCGGCCGAACCGCACGAATGGGGCGTCCGCAAGCCGCCGTTCACGTAACACGCCTGCGCCCCTATCGTCCTCTGAGCTCCGCCCGTTCCTCTCGCGTCGAGGGGGAGCGGCGGGGCTCGTTTTCGTCGTTCAGACGGGGCAGCGGGGCCGGACGTACCCGACCGGCTTCCATGCTTCCGGCGCGGTCGTCTTGACTGTCACGAACCCGATCCGCTCGAAGTTCTTGTCTTTCAGCTCGCACCGGAACGTCGCGAACTTGAACTGGGTGTACTCCTTCACGAACCGGCCTTTCCCGGCGCACGACGCGTTCGCGACGCCGCGCGCGTCGCCCCAGTCGGAGTTCTCGATCTTCATCTGCGCGTCGAAGCTCGTCCAGTAGTACACGGTGCGCGACTGCGTGGCGGCGTGCGCGACCACGGCGACGCTCGCGACGGCGACGATCATGATGGTGGCGGTGAGCATGATTCGTTTCATGGGTTCTCCTTCCCTGTGCCTCGGAGCATAGGCGGGATGGTCGGATGCGCAAGGGATTGTCGCTGCGAGCGGGAATCTCATGCCGCGGCTCCCTCTTTCGGTGATCGACACGTGGTCCGTGACACGCGCATGATGTGAAGGTCGCCGCCGCCACGACAAGACGGACGGGGGTCTCCATGGGCGCGTGCCGTGAATGTGCTCTCCGCATGCAATGCGGCTGGAAGTGGATCATGCCTCCGCCGGGCGATCCATGGGCGCGGACAGGCTGGCTTGTATCTCTGGTAGCAGATCAGGCAGCGACGCCAGCGCGAGCGTCTCGATCCATTGACGGCTTTTCTCCTGCCGCGCTTCGACTAATCGAAGGCGGTGGGAGACGCTCGCCAGCGTGTCGGCCTTCGCTTTCGGTAGTAGGACCTCGCTGAGAGGCTCGTCGAGCGCGTCCGCGATTCGCTGCGCGCGGATCGTGCCGAGGCCGATCTTGTCGTTTGAGATGTTGATCAGCGCTTTCTCGTCGATGCTCGCCGTCTTGGCGAGCGCCACGATCGTCGTGTCGTGCTTGGCGGCAAGCGCCTTGATCCGTTCCCCTTGCGTTGTCACGTGACGAATGCTGCCACGTGCTTGCGCGTTGCGAAAGGTGACAGTCGCGCTTGACACGTGACGACGGGTGACGTATAACCCGTCACGTGGACACTATCGTGAAGTACCCAGAGGTGCGCGAGGCGTACCGTCGCGCCCGGCTAACGGCCAGGCCGCGGATCTCGCAGGAGCGCCTCGCCGATGCCGTCGGAATCACTCGCCGCCACATGATCCGCATCGAGAACGGAGACCACCGGCCGACGCCGACGCTCCGTGATCGGATCGCGTTCGCGCTTGATGTCGACGCTTCGGCTCTCCCGGCGGTAGAGCGACCCGATCCCTTTCGCGACGCGGCGTGACATGGGGATGGTGGACGTGCTGATCGCCGCGTTGACCGCCATCCGCGACCGCGAGCAGGCGCGCGCGTGAAGGTCGCGGACGTTGAGTTCGTGAAGGAGCTGTATCCGCGGATCCGTGAGGATGACGCGGCGATCGAGCGGTACCGCGACGCGATCGAGAAGCTCCCGCCGATCACCGTCGCCCGCGGGCGTGTCCTCGTTGACGGGTTCCATCGCTGGCAGGCCCACCGACGAGAGGGCGTCACTGAGATCGCCGCGGATGACCTCGGAAACTTGACCGACGCGGAGATCATCCGCGAGTCGATCACCCGGAACGCGGCGCATGGACAACAGCTTTCGCAGAAAGACAAGCGGCGGATGGCCGGGCAGCTCTGGCAGACGTTGGCGCATCTGGACGGTGGCCGTGTCGCGGAGATTGCGGGGCTGCTCAGCGTGTCCGAGCGTGTCGTCCAGGACTGGACGAAGGACGCGCGACAGTCTGAGAAAGCGGAGCGCCAGGCGCGCGCGTTCGACCTGTGGCTCGACTGCCTGAGCGAGCGCGAGATCGCGAAAGAGATCGGCGTCACGCAGCCGACGGCCGCGGAATGGGTGAAAGAAAAGCGCGGATCTGCGGATTTCTTTCAGCCGCCGGAGTCGCGTCAGCATTTCGACGTGTGGCAGTTCCAGTCGGCCGACGACACCGCCGGTTCGGCCGGGTTCTTCGGCCGGATGCCGCCGCAGGTCGTCGAGAATCTGCTCTGGCTGTACACCGGTCCCGGCGACATCGTCCGGGATCCGTTCGCCGGGTCCGGCACGACGATCGACGTCGCGAAGCGCATGGGCCGCCGCGTGTACGCGTCCGACCTGACCCCATCGACACCGACCTTGCCCATCCACCAGCACGACGCCACCGAGCCGTGGCCCGCGATCGCGTCCGGCAAGGCGAAGCTGATCGTTCTCGATCCGCCGTACTGGCAGCAGGCCAAAGGCCGCTACTCCGACAATCCGCGCGATCTAGGAAACGTCAGCATCGACGCATTCAACGATGCATGGGCGGTCGTGCTCGCGCACGCGAAGTCGGCAGTGCGTAACGACGGACGCATCGCGTTCATCGTCAGCCCCACCGAGCTCGATGACGGCCAAGTAGTCGACCATGCGTTCGCGATGGCGACCGCGGGGATCGCGATCGGACTATCGATTGAGCGGCGGATCATCGTCACCTATCAGACTCAGCAGGCGTCCGGCCAGCAGGTCGAATGGGCACGCAAGGAGAAGCGGATGCTCAAGCTCTACCGCGACCTCGTGGTGATGCGGCCGTGAGCACCGGCTATCAGAACTGGCGAGCCGAACCGCATGAACGAGCATGCGAATGGATCGTCGGCGCATTGCAATACCGCGGCATCAATGTCGTCCAGTGCGACACCGACGGCCACAAACCAGATCTACTCATCCCGCCGCGCACCTACATCGACGTCAAGACAGGCGACCCGAACCTTGCGATCGAACTCGACTCGCTTGCCGAATACCGGCGCGTAGAAGCCCGTGGCGGACGCGTTTACATCGTCCATGCGATATCGCCCGCGATGCCTGCGACATGGACGGTTGATACCCCGGACACCGTTACGGCCCGGATCAAAGGCGGCCCACGGAGGCGATCTGGCAACGGGTCCAACGACGACTGGTATCTGATCGGCCGCGGCGGCTCCCCGTTCGCAGAGTTCTTCGGACTGATCGCAGAGGCTGCCGCGTGAGCGTGCGGCACAGCATGGAGCTCGCCGACACGATCCAGGCGGAACGCGCCCGACGCGGCAAACCCGAACCCGTCCCGGCCAACGTCGACCGCGCCACCCCACGCTGGCAGCGGATCCGCGGATCCCTGTGCCCGCATCACGGCCTGCGCAACATGACGTTGGACGAGTACGCCGACCTCGTGGTTGGCGCTATCGCAACAGCAACGGCCCTCGCAGGCGCGTCCATCCCCGGAGACGCCTGCGAGGGCCAGGAGGTGACAGCGTAGCCATGGCAACGGTCACGTTCGAGACAGAGCATGCCCGGTCGCTCGGCCGAGCGCTCGCCGCGCTCGAAGCCGAACGCGCAGCGTGCGAACGATGGGGCGTCCACTCGGTCGAGCTTGCGCTCGCCGTCGACGACGTCACCGAGCTGCGAGACAGGATGGCCGCGGAACTCGACGCGGTCCGCCGGCCGCTCGCCGCCCACAACGTGGTGCCGTTCGGAAGGTGGGCGTCATGATGATGGAGGCGCTGGTCGCGCTTGCCGGGCTCGGGTTCTGCGCCGGGTATCTCGCGGCGATGGTGGTGGTTGTTCGGCCGCTCGCGGCTCGTTTGCGGGAGGTCGAGCGGGAGGAGGCGCGCGAGTTGCGGCGCAGGGTGTACCGGCAGCGAGCGCGGGCCCGGTTCGGCCTGTTCGCCGTCCCTGCGGTGCCGGTCGCGGATGACCACAACGGGTCGCGGAAGGCGACGGATCTGCGAGTGGTTTCGTGAGCGGCACAGCGGTAGCAAAGCGCGAGGCCGTCCAGGAAGTCATCGCAGTCCTCGACCGGCCCGACTTCAAGGCGCAGCTACAGGAAGCGTTGCCGCCTTCCGTGAGCCTCGACCGGTTCACGCGCACCGCGAAGCTCGCGATCCAGCTGAACGAGGAGCTGCTCGACGTGCGCGACAAGAAGTCGCTGTTCACGTCGCTCGTCCGGTGCGCATTCGACGGGCTGATCCCGGACGGCAGGCAGGCCGCGTTGGTCAAGGTGAAGGTGAAGGGCAAGGAGCAGATCGCCTATTGGCCGATGGTCGGCGGGATGCGGTTCATCGCCGCGAACCACGGCTACAGCCTGGAAGCGCATTGCGTGTACGCGTACGACGAGTTCGACTGGGAGCTCGGGTTCGAGCCGCGGGTGACGCACAAGCCGCCGCCGTTGTCGGATGAGCGGGGCGAGTTGATCGGCGCCTACGCGGTCGCTACCCGGCTGGCCGATGGCCGCAAGTTCGTGGAGGTGATGTCGCGCGGCCAGATCGAGGCGATCCGCGCTAAGTCGCCGTCCGCCCGGTTCGACTGGTCGCCGTGGAACACATCGACCGCGGAGATGTACCGCAAGACGCCGGCGAAGTCGCTGTTCAAGCAGCTGCCGCTCGGCGAGCTCGAGGAGGCCGAGGTTCGGGTGATCGCCTCGGACGGTGAGGTTGACGAGGCGACGGCTGCGGTCCCGTCGCTCGCGAACCTGCCCGACGTCGACCCGGCCGACGAGGAGCCACTGGAGGGCGAGGTCATGCCCGACGACGAGCCGGAGGCGGCGTGAACCGCACGCTCACCGGCATCCGCCCCTCCCTCTGGGCGCGCTGCGTCACCGCCGCCGTCTTCCAGGGCCGCGGCGCGGACGAGGCCGAACCCGAGCCGGAGGCGCGCGAGTGGTTCTTCCGCGGCCACGTGTTCGAGGAGATCGTGATGCGCCAGATCGAGGCGAAGCACGGCAAGGAGAACGTGCAACGCCAGGTCGTCATCCCGATTCCCGGCGTCGGCGAAGGCCACGCCGACGGCTACCTGATTCCCGAGAAAGCGCTGATCGAGGTCAAGTCCACGGTGGCCGCGTACCCGAACTCAGACACGTTCCAGTTCGGCGTCGAGCAGCTCCGCCGCTACCTCGCGTATCACGACGAAGCCGAGAAGGGGTGGCTGTACATGATCGACCCCGGCTCGATGAAGCCCGCACGGGTGTACACGGTCGTGCTGACGGACAAGGATCGTGAACGAATCGAACGGGAACGGAAGCACATCGCGGCCCTCGGGAATGACGGCATCGACGGCCCCATTCACGGCACCGCGTGGCGGCCATGCACGCGCCCGTCACAAGCTCGCTCCCGGCTCTGCCCGTTCGCCGCCGTGTGCTTCGAGGGATGGGAGCCGCCCGACCCGACCGAAGTCACCGACCCCGCCGCGCTCGACGCCGTCTCGCGGCTGCACGCGATCAAGACGCAGAAAGCCGCGCTCGCCGCGCAGTCGCGCGCGCTCGAGGAAGACGAGAAGGCCGCGCAAGCGGTACTCGCGGATCTCGTCGATGTCGGAGATTCCGTCGTCGGGCCATTTGCGGTGAAACGCACGCATGTCGTGATGCAACCGCGGTTCTCGGCGCGCGCCTTCGAGGCGGCTGGACATTCCGTCGAGCCACTCGCCGAGTTCTTCACCGCCGGCAGCGAGTACGACAAGTGGACGATCAAACAAGCTGACGCCCCCGGCGATATCAATTTCGGGGAAGCGCCGTTCTGATGACGGACGGGCGGGTGTTCTCGTTGGAAGACGAGATAGACGTGATCCACGAGGATCTCGTCCGGGCCCGCCGGCGGCTCGCGAGCTTGGATCTCGCCGACATCGAGGGCCGGGTCGCTGACCGTACCGTGTGGGTATTGGAGGTTCGGGCGTTGGCGGCGCGGGTGCGGGCGTTGGAGGTGGAGTTGCGGGAGGCGTGCGCGCAACAGGTCGCTGCCGCGGAGGGGTTCCGGCCGTGACGTTGCCGGCGCTGGTCGGGTGGCTCGCCGTGTTCTGGCTGCTTGTGGGTTTGGGGGTGGCGTGGTGGCTGACATGACCGCCCGTAGCGTGGATGACCTCGCGGCAGACGTGCGGGACGATCTTGCGGACGCACCGTCGCCGTGCGGCCATCCGTCCACGAGCGTCAGCCAATCCGGCGAAGGCACCGCGTACTGCGCGGACTGCGAAACCGAAGCCCGACGGCAAGCCTGCCCGCACACCAACCTCGGCTTCGACAGGACGGTGTGCGCGTGCGGCTGGATGCACACCTACTGCGAAGGGTGCGGCGCGCAGATCGACATGTGCCAGGAGCCGGCCGCGTGACCGTGGTGCTGGACAAGCGGGGCCGCAAGCCTTTATCGTCTCGTGTCTTGCGGGAGCTGCGCCACCCTGGCGCGTGTGCAGCCCGCGAGGCGACAACATGGCTGCAAGAGCTCGAGTTCGCGCGCAAGTCGCCTCGCACCGTCGCCGAATACGGCCGGCTCGTTGACGGGCTGCTCGGCCGCCACCCCGACCACGACCCGGACGAGTTCACGCCGGCCGACCTGACCGCGTACATCGCGTCGTTCCCCGAGGCGTCCAGGGCGGTCGTGAAGAGCGCGCTGAACGGCTGGTTCAAGTGGCTCCGGTTGCACGGCCACATCCCGTCGAACCCGGTGGAGCTTGTCGCGGACATCAAGCCGGTGGAGCAGCGGATCATCGAAGTGTTCACCGACACGGAGCTTGCCGCGCTGTTCAACCTGCCGGAAGTCGACGGGGTGCTGATGCGGCTGCTCGGCTCAACCGGGATCCGTAAGGAGGAGGCGCTCGGACTGCAGGTGCGGCATGTGTCGTTCGAGGACCGGCACATCGCGATCTTCCGGGGGAAGGGCCGCGCCGACCGGCTGGTTCCCTTGTCCCCGGTGCTGGCCGGCAGGCTTGACCACTGGTTCACGACGGACGGGATGGGCCGCGACGACTTCCTGTGGTACTCGAGGCCGGGCGGCGTGTGGCGTGACCATTCCCACCGGATCCAGTCGTCCACGTTCTACCGCTGGTGGTCACGGTGTTTGGACGAGGCCGGGGTGGAGTACCGGAAGCCGCACACGACGAGGCACACGTTCGCAACCAGGGCTATCAGGGCGGGAATGCCGGTCGACAAGGTGCGCCGCATATTGGGCCACAAGAACATCGCTACCACCGTGCAAACCTACATCCATATGACGGTTGAGGATATGCACGACGATATGGCGATCCTGGAGACTTTCTAAAGCGGGGATCTAGAAGAGTGACCTACCTCTCCCCCACCCCGACGCCGCATGGTTGCTTGGCTTCCGCCTGTTCGGGCACTAACCCGAGCCACATAAGGCGTGAAGTGCGCTCAGAAAACATTGCCTTTGTTAGTCACCGGACGGTACCCGCGTGACCGGGCTGTTGCGTGTGTATCTCGACCCGGCCGAGATCCGCCAGGACGGCTACCCGTACGTGTGGCACCACCCGACCGGCAGCCCGCCCGGACCGCAGCGGCCGGCGATCAAAGACCATGTGTGTGAACTGGCAGGCCACCGCTGCGAACGGTGCGGCCACCCATACATGAAAGGCGCCAACGGTTCGGGCGAGTGGTCACCGTGCGACGAGCGCTGCATACACGAAGGACCTATCCGCTACCGCTTCACCGGCCAACACTGGAACGAAGAAGTCCGCTTCGCGGCCGGCTGGCGCGAATCGCTGAACGGCGCGGCCATCGAGGCCCGTTGGCGGATCCTGACCGTCCACCACCTGAACGGCGTGAAGCACGACTGCCGATGGTGGAACCTTGCCGCGCTCTGCCAACGCTGCCATCTGACGATCCAGGGCCGCGTGCTGATGGAGCGCGTCTACCCGTTCGAGCATTCGGAGTGGTTCAAGCCGCACGCCGCCGGCTGGTACGCCGCGTCGTACCTTGACCTTGACTTGAGCCGTGAGGAAACGATGGCGCGGCTTGACGAACTTCTCGCGTTGGAGCGTGCCGCGTGATCGGCGCCGGCTCCCCCGTCTTGTTCCTGCTCACGGTGGCGGCGCTGCTTGCCGGGTGGGTGCTGCTCGGGTTGGCAGACAGGGGCGGCCGGTGAGCGCGCCCTATTCGGAGAGCATCCGGGCACGCGCGAACGAGCTATACAAGCCGGGCGTCTACGGCGTCTCGCGCGTTGCCCGCGATCTTGGCGTTTCGAACACAACCGTCCGCAGGTGGGTCGATCCCGGGTTCGCAGAAAGCTCTCGGCGGCTCGCCCGCGAGAACAAGAAACGCTACCGCGGCACCTGCGTTGACTGCGGCGCTTCAACCGCCTACAGCGGCGTTCGTTCTCTCGGATCGGACCGTTGCCAGGCGTGCAGCAGGCGCTACCAGCATGAGAACCGCCGCTGGACGGCCGAGGCGGTTGTCGCGGCGATCCGGCTCTTCGTCGAGAGGAACGGCCGCCCTCCCGTGTCGAGCGAGTGGGCTCGCGCTGACCGCGGCTGCGACTACCCGTGTGTGAACGCGGTGGCCCGGTCCGGCGGCTGGCGGTCCGCGCCGTTCGCGACATGGAACGATGCGCTCACCGCGGCCGGCTGCCCGGCCTATGCGCCCGGGTGCTATCCGCGAACCGCTGAAACCAGGGCGCGCATGTCAGCAGCGCAGCGTGCCCGACAAGAGCGGGAACGCGCCGAAAGAGGCCGGGGGTGAGGGTCATCGTGTGCGGCTCCCGCAGGTGGCACGACCGGCACGCGATCGAAACGTGGCTGGCCCATCTCGCCGACCTGACAGACAACCTAGCCACGGTCACGATCGTTACCGGCTTCGCTGCCGGCGCCGACCGGATCGCGCATCAAGAAGCACTGAAAGCGGGGCTGCTCGTCGAGCCGCACCCGGCCGACTGGCAAACGCATGGGAAGGCCGCCGGGCCGGTCCGCAATGAGCGCATGGCCGAGCTTGGCGCCGATCTGTGTGTCGCGTTCTGGGACGGCCGGTCGGCCGGCACTCACGACATGATGTTGCGGGCCGAGAAGCACGGCATCCCCGTCGAGATCGTCCATGAGGGCGGCCGGTGAGGGTCCCGACCGAGAAGCAGTACCGGTGGCTGCTCATGCTCGGGTCCGGCCACGTGCGGGTAGTGCCGGCCCGCCGGGAGGTCGAGCCGTTCCTGCGGCACGGCTGGGTGACCGCCACGTTCACGCCGGGCGACCGGTACCGCCGGATCCGTATCACCGCGGACGGGCTGCGCGCGTTGGCCGCCGCGGTGGACAGGTATGGGCTGCCGGGAATGCCGGGGAAGGGATCGTGACCGCCGCCGCCCCCTATCTTGACGACGGCGACGTGACGCTCTGGCACGGCGACGCGCTCGACGTGCTCCGCGGCCTACCCGCCGCGAGCGTCGACGCGGTCGTGACAGACCCGCCATACGGCGAAACGTCGCTTACGTGGGACGTGCCGGTAACCGACTGGCTACCGCTTGTGGACAGGCTGCTTACGCCAACGGGGTCCATGTGGGTGTTCGGGTCGATGAGGTTTCTCGCACCGATTGTCGCCGCCTGCGAGGCGCGGGAGCTTGGGCCGTGGCGGTTCTCACATGAGGTCGTGTGGGAGAAGCACAACGGATCGGGGTTCCAGACCGGCCGATTCCGTCGCGCCCACGAGTTCGCCGCACACTTCTACCGAGGTCCGTGGGGGCGCATCTACCGGAAACAGGTCATGACGATGGACGTGAACGCCCGCACGACACGGTCGAAGCGCCGACCGGCTCACACCGGACATATCGAGCGGACGCCGTACGTGTCGGAGGATGGTGGCCCGCGCCAGATGACCACCGTGATCTACTGCCGGTCGGAGCACGGGCGGGCGCTTCACCCGACACAGAAGCCACTCGGGGTCATCCGACCGCTGCTCGAGTACGCCTGTCCCGTAGGCGGCACTGTCCTCGATCCGTTCGCGGGCTCTGGCAGCACAGGCATCGCCGCCACACAGATGGGTCGTCGAGCGGTGCTGATCGAACGGTCGGAGCCGTACTGCAAGCTCGCCGCCGACCGGCTCTCCCAACTCTCGCTGCTCACGGAGACGTCCGCGTGACCGTTCTCGCCGCCGTGCTGCAAGCCGTCGCGCTCGCCTTGGCATGGCGTGTGTGGCGGAATCACAGATCGCGACATTGAGAAAGGAGCAGCCATGTCCGTGTTCCACTACACCGAGAGCCTGACAGTCGTTCACTGCACATGCGGGATCGCGTTCGCGATACCGAGCGAACTCGAACGTCAGGCATGCGACGGCGGCAAGTCGATCTGTTGCCCGCTCGGCCACAAGTGGCACTACACCGAGACGCTCGAGGCGAAGCTCAAGCGCGAGCGCGAGAAGACCGCCCGGCTGATCGCGCAGCGCGACCAGATAGAAGCGTCGCTGCGGGCGCAGAAGGGCGTGACGACGCGCCTGTCCAGGAAGCTCAAGCGTGTCCAGTCCGGCGTCTGCCCGGAGTGCAACCGGAGCTTTCAGAACCTCCAGCGGCACATGAAGACGAAGCACGAGCACGCATGAAGGACGAAGGCCGCCCGCGTATCTGGCGTGCCCGCCCCGTCAGCACCCAGCCCGGCCCCACGCCGGGAAACCTCAAGAAACGAGGAGCACGATCAGACCCTTGACCGCACTCGTCGCAACACTCAGCCTTCTCACGTTCCCGGCCGTCGCACACGCCGGGCAACGCTCCGACACCGCCAGGAAACTCAACGCGGGCCTCGTCGGAACCCCCATGCACGGGCTCGGCTGGATCCTCGAAGCCGAAGGCCACCGGGCAGGCGTCCATCCCGCGTTCATCGCCGCCGTCGCAGGCGTCGAAAGCTCGTACGGCGCGGCGCACTGCACCCAATCACGCTACTGGGTGTTCGGGCTCGGGTCTTGCGCCAGGTCGTGGACGCCGCCGTACTTCCGATCGTGGCGGGCCGCGATCCGCTACCAGGCCCGGTTCCTGCGCAACCGATGGATCCGCAGGGGCGCCACTGACCCGTGGTCGATCGGCCGCACCTACTGCCCGCCGTGCGGCAACCGGTGGGGCGACCGGATCGCCCAGCACATGCGACGCATGGGGTTCCCCGCCCGCGTGAGGTACCCGCGGTGAGCGTCGGCCGCGCGTTCATGCAGGAATGGGAACAGGCGCGGCTCGCCGAACGCGAAGCCCAAACCGTCACCGCCAAGTGCGCATGGTGCGACTGGACACACACAGACACCCTCAAGGCGGCCCGAGACGCGCACGCAGCACACCGCACGGCCATCCACCCGGAACGCAAGATCAAACCCCGGAAAACGCGGCACAAGCGCACCACGACGATCGTCGCCGGGGGACGCAGCATCGACGACAACATCGCCGAAGCCCGCCGGCAAGGAGCGAACGGCAGCGACCACCCCGAGCCTGCCCCCGAGCGCGTCCCCGAGCCCGCCGCGGCCGCCGAACAGCCACCACGAACCATCGCGGCCGCCACCACCTGCGTCGTCGACCGGTGCCGCATGACCCCCGTCGCCCGCCGCGGCCGATACGCAGGCCTCTGCCACGAACACCGAAACGAAGCCGCCAGGCAACCAAGGAAGGCGGCGTGATGGCCGTCATCGACCTCCGCCCACCCCGAGACGCGAAGCCCGACCGGGTGCTGCGCTGCACCCTCTGCCAAGCCGACGTCGGCGTGTACGGCGACACCGAAGACCTCGACCCGCGCACCTACGTGTGCTGCCAATGCATGACAGCGGCGGCGTCCGGCAAGGCCGCAGCGTGACCGTTCCGACCATACTCGAGAAGGACTGGCAACGCGACGTCATCCAGCTCGCCCAAACGTTGGGATGGACCGTCGCGCACTTCCGGCCGGCGCAAACCACGAAAGGATGGCGCACGCCCGTCGCGGCCGACGGCGCCGGCTTCCCCGACCTCGTTCTCGCACGCGACCGCGTCCTGTTCGCCGAACTGAAAACCAGCCGCGGGAAGCTCCGACCGGACCAGCAGCACTGGCACGACACCCTTCACGCGGCCGGCGCCGAAACGTACGTCTGGCGGCCTGACGACCTCGACCAGGTGCTCGCCGCCCTGCAACACCGATCCGGTCCGCAGCCCGCGCAAGCCCACAACCGGGCCGCCTGACCCGGCGGCCAGGAAGGAGCGCCCACCATGAGCGCCACGAAGGAAACGACCGTCACGATGACCGCCGGCGGCAAGACCACCGGCCCGGTCACGGTCAACGAGTTCGCCGACCACGTCAAGCAGATCGTCCGAGACACCGGCGTCATCGTCAGCGACGGCGAGCTGTTCGACGCGAAGCCCTACCAGACGCCGCTGCCGACGCTCGACGGGCACCGGCCCGACACCATCAAACTCCAGTTCGGCGCCGGCATCGAGGTCGACCTGAAAGACGGCCGGCTCGTCGACTACCTCAAGACCCTGCGGCTCGGCACGGAAGTCGGCCTGTACGTCACCGCGACCGTCGCCAAGGTCAACTGGGCACACCGCAACGACTCCGGCGAAGAGAAAGTCACTCACACCGTCGGGCTCGCCGTCCACACGATCGACCTGCCCGAGGAGCTCTGAGCATTCAGGGTGCCTTGGCTCAGGCTTGACGATCGGTTCACCAAGCACCCGAAGGTGCTCAAGCTCCAGCGTGGCGACCGGTGGACATGGCTCGAGATCCTCGAATACTGCGCCGCCTACCAGACCGGCGGCCAAGTCCCCCGCGCCATCCGAGACGTCATCCCGCACGCCTCCTCAGCCTTCATCGAGCAGTGCGTCGACGCGGGCCTCCTCGACACCGCCGACCGGTTCCCGGCCGGTTCCGCCGGTTCCCACGATCCCGATCCGGGCGGCTATCAGGTCCACGACTGGCTCGTCTACAACCCTCCGAGAATCGAAGGTGAAGACCTTGAGCGACGCGTCGCAGACGCACTCGACGAGCACCCCGACGCGTCAGCCAACGAGGTACATCGCATGGTCGGAGGCAGGAAACAAGCCGTTCTCGACCTCGTAAAGCGGTTCCGCACCGGTTCCGCACCGGTTCCCGAACGGTTCCAATCATCGGTTCCGGGAACCACTCGGGAACCGGTTACGCGCGCAGGCGCGCACGCCCGTCCCGTACCCGTCCCCAACCCCTATACCCCATCCCCAAACCCCTTCCCCGCCGATGATGACGAAGAACTCAACAAGGCACTGCACGGCATCCCGCTCGCCGGCCCCGCCCGAACTACCGCGCTCGAACTCCTCGCCACCGACCCGGCCCGACTCGCCGCGTGCGTCACCGCCAGCCTCACCGCGGGCAAGCCAGCCGCCTACCTCGCCGAGCTCCTCCGCAACGGATCCCACCCCCAACCACCCCGGCCCGAACCACGCGCACCCGACCCGACCAGCGTCTGCCCCGACTGCGGCGAAAAACTCGGGCACGGCCACCTCGAAACATGCCCCCGCATGCCCGCCACCACGGACGCCCCGGAACCCGACCCCGACCCGGAACCGAAGATCAACGTCCCGTCAGACCAGACAACGAAAGAGGCCGCGTGACCCGAAACGACCGGATCGTTGTGCTAGCGTGGTCGCTGTTGGACGCGATCCGGCAGCCGCGCACGTCGATGAGCGACGACCGGCCGCGGCGGCCGTCGCCGTCGGAGTCGCGGCTGTGCGGCACGTGCGACGGCACAGGCGCCGCGGCCGACAGGTTCGGCCGCCAGACCGAGTGCGTGTCGTGTGACGGCCACGGCCGGTACGAGATCGACACGTACACCGAGTCCAGGGTGGCAACAACCACATCGAGCGCGGAACCCCGCATCGAGCGGGTCGGGTGCTCATGGTGTCAGCCGTCGCACGGCCGCGAACCCGCAGGCCGGTGGGAAACACTTCCGCGCGGCACGGGGGTGCGAGGCACCGACCGGTGCGAACACTGCGACGGTTCGGGGTGGCGGACACTCACGATCGCCGCAGGCGCCGACCACGACCGACGCTCACGCCGAGGCGAGCTCGTAGCGTGGACGATGCACGGCGACTGGCCCGCCCTACACGCAGCGCTCGAGCAACTCCGCCACGACGACAAGCAAGCGCACCGGGCATTCCTCGCGGACGCCATCCGCGGCGAGATCCGAACCGCAGCAGCCCGACGTGGGCTTGACAGACTCTCCGAGCTGCTACCACGCCGGCTCCACGTGCCCGCCGACATCAGGCAAGCGTACGACGCGCGCCAGCACAGGAAACGCGAACACGAACGGAAACGGCAGGCGAGGCTCGGGCCGCAGGCTCGTCGCGCACGCGATCGCGACATCCGCCATGCACGCCGCAACGGCGTCCCCGCTGACACTATCGCAGCCGAGCATGGCATCAGCGAAAGCACCGTCCGTCGCGCCAGTTGACTTCCGTCCGGCCTATCGGCTACGTTCCCGTGCGAAGGGTGCCGAAAAGGGCCTTTCGGTCATTCGACCGGGTCTCAAGACTTCGCGCGCCCTCAGACCGGAATCGTCGCGTTCGGAGGTGCGTGTTGGGGAAGCCAGCGGGTCGTCCTGACGCGTTCGAGACGCGCCGCCGCACCGCCCGGTTCCTGCAGCTCGTCGCCGACGGCCGGACGTTGCGTGATGCCGCACGCGAAGCTGGCGTGAAACCCGATCGTGCCCTCGGCCTCGTCCAGGACCGCGACGAGTTCGACCGGCAAATCGCCCAGCTACGCAACGCAGCATGACCCGTCGCACCATCCGACGAGGTGGCCGCCCATACCGACGGCTCGCCACCCGGCTCCGCAACGAAGCACGAGTCTGCGCCATCTGCGGACTGCCGATCGACCCCGACCTGCGATCACCCCACCCGCTCAGCTTCACCCTCGACCACATCATCCCGCTGTCGATGGGCGGCGCAAGAGACGACCCGGCGAACGCACGGCCCGCCCACCGCATCTGCAACATGAAACGCGGCACCGGACGCGGCGCGCCACGCACAACAGGCGACCGCTCCGCCGCCTGGTAAGGCAACGCAGCCGGACCCCCCTCCCCCCAGGGGCGAGCACGCGCGGGGTCAGTGCCCGATTTCTCTCCGAAGACGAATCCACGAGCCGGAGGCCTTATGGCTCCTCGCCCGGAACGCTCGATAGGCGCAAGTGGTCTCGTCGCCGAGGTTGAGTCCGGCGACCGCGTGCGCACGCTTCTCGCGCTGCGCCGTCATGTCGCCGAGCGTGTCGAGGAGGGAGTCCCGGCGCGTGACCTCGCGACCCTGTCGCTGCGATTGATGCAGATCACCGAGGAGCTCGAAGCGCTTGACCCTGACGACGCTGGCCCCAGCGATGACGACCGGCGTGCTCGACGCCGCGCGGCTGCTTTGCCCGCCGCGCCGGTGGACGGGGCCGCGGTGGACGTCGACCCTCGGGCCTAGGGCCGTCGAGCTTGCCGGGCTGGCGGGGCTCGAGCTTGACGACTGGCAGGCCTGGAAGCTCCAGGAGTCGCTCGGCGTTCGCGCCGACGATCGGTGGTCTTCCTTCGAGGTCGGTCTCTGCGTCCCGCGCCAGGACGGTAAGGGGAGCATTCTTGAGGCGCGCGAGCTCGCCGGTCTCTTTCTCGAGGACGAGTACGGCGACGCGCTCATCGGCGAGCGTCTGATAACGCACACGGCGCACGAGTTCAAGACGGCGCAGGAGCACTTTCTCCGGCTTGCGACGCTCGTCGATGGACTGCCGACTCGGCTCAAGCGCCGCGTCAAGCAGATACGCGAGGCGCACGGCTCCGAGTCGATCGAACTGCGTGACGGGCGCCGGCTCCGGTTCCTGGCGCGTTCGGGCTCGTCAGGCCGCGGGTTTTCCGGTGACCTTGTCGTGCTTGACGAGGCGATGATCCTACTGGCCAGTACGCTCGGCGCGTTGTTCTCGACGATGGCCGCGCGCGGCGGCGTGACGCTCGGCGGGCCGCAGGTCTGGTATGTCGGGACGGCCGGCCTCGGCGACGATCGTTCTGAGGTCTTCGCCCGTGTCCGCGATCGAGGGCTCGCCGGCGCCGAGCGCCTGCTCTATTCTGAGTGGAGCGCGGGCGCCGCTGACGACCATACCGGGGCGAACGTCGACCTGGACGACCGCGCCGAGTGGTACCGCTCGAATCCTGCGATGCACGGCGATCGGCCGCGGATCGACGAGGAGTTCGTCGAGAGCGAGCGCGGCGCCCTGGACGACGACGTATTCGCCCGCGAGCGGCTCTGCATCTGGGGCGGGCTTGGCGCTCAGTCGGTGATTGACGCGGACACGTGGGCCGCGCTCGCCGATCCAGGGTCGAAGCCGTCGGGCCGGGTCGCGCTCGCGGTTGACGTTCCTCCTGAGGGGAAGCGGGCGAGCATCGCGCGTGCCGGCGAGCGGTCGGATGGCCGGGTTCACGGCGAGGTTGATTGCCGGCCGGGCACGTCGTGGGCGGTCGAGCGCCTGACGGAAGTGTCGAAGCGCCGGAACGCCGTCGTGGTGCTCGACGGCGGCGGCAGCGCGGGCTCGTTGCTTCCGGCGTTGGTCGCGGCCGGCGTGAAACCGGTGGTGTACGGGACGCGGCAGGTGGTCGGGGCGTGCGGAGCGTTCGTTGATCTGGTTGACGAGGGCGGGTTGCGGCATACGGGGCAGCCGGAGCTCGGGCTTGCTGTGGACGCGGCGCGGAAGCGGAAGGTCGGGGATGCGTGGGCGTGGCATCGGCGGGACGCGAGCGCTGACATTTCGCCGCTGGTCGCGTTGACGTTGGCTGTCCGTGGTCTGAGCGAGGAGCCGCCGCGGCGGAAGACCGGAAGGAGCATGGCCGTCTGATGCTGACCGCGTCCGCGTTGAAAACGACGGTTGAGAAGCTGATGGATCTTCGCGGCCGCGAGCGGGACCGGCTGGCTCGTTTGCTTGCGTACCGTCGTGACGGGGCGGGGCCGGAGGGGCCGTTCTCGAGCACGGCGATCGCGGGGTTGCCGTCGGGGTTGCCGAGCGAGGTGCGGGCGCTCGCGAAGGCGTCCCGGGTGAACGTGCTGCGGTACATCGTGACGGCGCGGGTGCAGCAGATGTACGTGGACGGGTTTCAGCTGCCGACGCAGCCGGAGAACGTCGCGACGTGGGACATTTGGCAGCGGAACAGGTTGGATGCGCGGCAGACGGCGGTTCATCGGGCCGCGTTGACGTTCGGGTCGGCGTTCGCGGTCGTGATGCCCGGAGCGCCGGTGCCGCTGGTTCGTGGGTGTTCGCCGCGGACGTTGAGCGTGCTGTATGGCGACGATCCGGACTGGCCGGTGGCCGCGCTGGAGTTTCGTGGCGGCACCCGGTGGCGTGTGTACGACCCGACGCACATGTACGAGCTTCGCGGCGATGACGGCTCCGACCTCGCCGTGTCCGGCGGCGGTGTCGAGCACGGGATGACCTATGACGGGAAGCCGGTGACGCCTGTCGTCAGGTTCCGTGACGTCGAAGACGTAGACGTTGCCGTGGAAGGCATCGTCGAGCCGTTCATTCCGCTGCAGGACCAGATCAACGTGACGACGTTCGGGCTGCAGGTGGCGCAGCATTACGGCGCGTTCCGGCAGCGGTACATCATCGGGTGGCTCGCGGATTCGGAGGCGGCCGCGTTGAAGACCGGGGCGGCCAGGCTGATGATGTTCGAGGATTCCCCGTCGGACGTGCAGGTGGGTGAGTTCGCGCAGTCGGACTTGCGGGGGTACATCGAGTCGCGGGAGGCGTCTCTGCGGCACATGGCGACGGTGTCGCAGACGCCGGTGCATGAGCTGCTCGGCCAGTTCGTGAACCTGTCGGCGCAGGCGCTGGAGGCGGCCAGGGCGTCGCAGACGGCGGCGGTTGACGAGAACCGGCAGGTGCTCGGCGAGGCGTGGGAACAGACGCTGAACCTTGCGGGTGAGGCGGCCGGGATGACGCCGGAGCCGGCCGCGGCGGTGGTGTGGCGGGACACTCGGATCAGGGCGCTCGCGGATGCGGCGCCGGCGTTGGGTCAGCTCGCGACGCAGCTCGGGGTGCCGCCGCGTGCGTTGTGGCGTCGGATCCCCGGGGTGACGCCGCACGAGCTCGAGACGTGGGAGGCGCTCGCCGCGGAGGGGGACTCGTTCGCGAACCTGGCCGGGATGCTTGACAGGCAGGCCTCCGGTGGCACGGACGGCTGAGGCGTCGGCGCTGACGCGGCGTCACTACGCGTTGCAGGTGCAGATCCGCGCGGCGGCGTTGCGGGACCTGTTGCCGCTGTGGTCGGTGGTTGACCCGACCGACTTGCGTGGCACGATCGACGGGTTCTCGCGGGCCGGCGCGGTGGTCGCTCAGTCGCGGCGGAGGGACTCGGCGGGGCTGGCGGGCCGGTACTTTCGCGAGTTCCGCCGGCTCGAAGGGGTGCGCGGCACCGCGTTCATGTCGGTCGCGGGGACGCTGGGCCGTGCCGTGTTGGAGGACGCGGTCAGGTCGGCGGCGTTGGCGGGCATCGTGAACGCCCGCCGAAGAGGGCTCGGGGTTGGTGCGGCGGCGAACAACGGGCTTGTGAAGGTGACGGGCGCGGTGACGCGGCTTGTGCTGAACGGGGGCCGCGACACGCTGCTTGACGCCGTCGATGGTGACCGGGCGGCGCGCGGGTGGCAGCGGGTGCTTGGCGGGCCGTCGTGTGATTTCTGCACGACGCTCGCGACACGAGGCGCGGTTTACAAGGGCGAGGACACGGCGGGGTTTCAGGCGCACGACCATTGCACCTGCTCGGCCGAACCTGTCTTCGACTGACGACATGTCCCCCGCGATGGGGGACGGCAGCAAGCCCCGCGATGGGGCTCGACATCGATCCCCCGCGATGGGGGAGAAGGAGGCCGCGATGGCCGACAAGACCACAGACGACGCCGGCGACGAAGAGGGCGTGAAGTCCGACCCTGGCCTGGCAGAGCAGGGCAAGCGAGCGCTCGAGACGGAACGGAAGGCTCGCCGCAAGGCAGAGGCTGATGCGAAGGCGGCTCAGGACGAGCTCGCGGCGCTGAAGACGGCGTCGGACACGAGCAAGACCGAGACGGAGAAGCTCGCGGCGAAGCTCGCGGAGCTCGAGCAGCGTGCCCGGACGGCGGAGCTGAACGCGCTTCGTGTCGAGGTTGCGCAGGCGAAGGGCCTGCCGGCGCGGCTCGCGGCCCGGTTGGCCGGCGCCACTCGCGACGAGCTGGAGGCCGACGCCGACGATCTGCTCCAGGTCGTCAAGCCGAACGAAGAGGGCGCGAAGTCCGAAGGGGAAGAGGGGGGCGCGAAGTCCGAAGGGGAAGAGGGGGGCGCGAAGCCCGCGCCGGGATCGTCCGCGTTCGGCGGGACACCGGCGGAGACCCTCAAGCCGGGCGCGTCCAACACGGACGACGACATGGTGGCAGACCCGGAAAAGCTGGCCGACTCGATCCTTTCGAGCGGCTTCTAAGGTCGCGGCAAGAGAGCCGCCGACCCTCACAACAGGAGGAAAGAACATGGCGGTTCTTACCGCGAAGGGCATCAGCTCTGTCGCGATCCAGCTTCTCGCGCGGCAGCTTTCGTTGCCTCGCACGGTCACGATGGTTCCCGGTGCGGAGTTCGCCGGCTCGAACGGCGACACGATCACCGTGCGCGTCCCGCAGCCCGGTGCAGGCCTCGAGCAGTCGGCGCCGAGCGCCGCGCTGACGCCGGCGGACGTCGACGAGGTTCCTGTCGACGTGTCGCTGTCGCACCTGTACCACCTGAAGAACCTCTCCGACCAGGAGACGGACATGGACATCGTGAACTTCGCGACGCAGGTCACGCGGGTGCAGGCGAACGCGGTCGCGGTCAAGGCGGAGTTGAAGCTCGCGGCCGTGATGAACGCGCTCACGAATCACTCGACGATCAAGTTCGCGAAGACGATGAGCGACGCGGACACGGTCAAGCAGGTGCTCTTGCTGCGGGAGGAGCTCGGCAAGAACGACTGTCCGCCGGACGACCGGTGGCTGGCGTGCTCGCCGGAGGTCGTGACACGGCTGCTCAGCCTGTCGATGCTGACGAAGGTCAACGAGGCCGGCTCCAGCGACTCGCTGCGCAACGCGATCGTCGGCCGCATCTACGGCTTCAACGTCGTGGAGTCGAACGCGTTGACGGCGAGCACGGCGGTCGCGTACCACCGGTCGGGGTTCGTGTTCGCGTCGAAGGTGCCGTCGAACCCGAAGGGCGCGACGTCGTCCGCCGGGATCGTCGGGCAGGGGCTGGGGCTGCGGCAGGTGTTCCAGTACGACGCGTCGCACGCGCAGGATCAGTCGCTCGTGTCGACGTACGCGGGCGCAGCCGCCGTCTACGAGGACACGAGCGGGACGGATAACGCTCGGTTCGTGAAGACGCACATCTCGGCGACGTGATCGATGGGCGGGCTGATCTCCGTCGCTGACCTTGCCGCGCGCAAGGTCGAGTACGAAGACACGGTGCAGGCTCAGGCTGCGATCGACGACGCGTCGGCCGTGGCCCGGGCCTGCGCCGAGCCCACCCTTGACGCGCTGACGGACGAGACGGCGCCCGCGGCCGTGAAGGCCGTGGTTGTCGGGATGGTCCGCCGGGTATTGGCGAACCCGCGCGGGCTCGCGCAGGAAACGCTCGGCGACTACTCCTACGCGGCCGGCGCGAACGCGGTCGCGACGCTGCTTCCGACGTCCCGCGAACGGAAGCTGTTGCGGAAGGCCGCCGCCGCGTACGCGAAGGCGCAGGGCGACACGATCCCGGCCTACGGGGCCGGCGGCGTGTACATGCAGGCGGACCAGCCGATGCGGGAAACGGCGGACGACCTGGGCCTGGCGTGACCCTGTGGCTCGTCCAGCCTGTCTACGGGCGCGTCGCCCTGTCTGCGCTCTGCATGAGGCAGCGCCGGCGCATGATGGATGAGCTCGACCTGCGCGGCGTTCCGGCGCGCATGGTCGTGGTCGGCGACGACGACAACCTGGCGACCGCCGAACGGCTTGGCTTCGACACGCTCGAGCGCCCGAACGTCTTGGGCAGGAAGGTGAACGACGGGTTCGAGTACGCCTGCCAGCGTGGCGCGGACTTCGTCAGTTTCATCGGCTCCGACGACTGGGCGCACGCCGACTGGTACTCCACGATGCCGCCGGCCGGCGTTGTCAAGACGTCGCGCTGGGCGGCGGTCGTGGCGCCGGGCGGGACGCGTCTGCTCGTCCGTACCGTGGCGTCCGCGGTCGGTGCCGCGCCGTGGATCATCCCTCGCGACCTCTTGGCGCGGGCCGGCTTCCGGCCGTGCGCGAACGATAACGCTATGTCGGGCATCGACGGGTCGATTCATGCCGGTCTGTCGCTCGTCCGCGAACCGGCGTACGAAGTGCCGGCGCGTCGTCGTGCGCAGGCGCGCGCCTGGGATATGCGTGTCGTCTGGGACGACAGCGATCCTCTGCGTTTCGTCGATTTCAAGGGCTCGGACGAGCAGATCACGCCGTTCAGCCAGGTGGTCGGGCGCGCGCGGTTCATCGAGCGCGACGAGCCCGACCCGTGGCCTATCTTGGCGACGCGCTACCCGGCCGACCTTGTCGCCGGCATGCGCGAGCACTACGCGTCGGGAGGCGCCGGGTGATCCACGAGACCGCGCTCATCGGTAGTCCGCCGCAGGTACGCGCTCGGCGCGTGACGCGCGAGCCCGGCCTTCCGCCTGTCATCGACGCGAGCGCGACGATTGAGGCCTATGTCACGATCGATGCCGGCGTCGAGCGACCGACGCGCGTCGGGGCGCGCTCTTGGGTCATGAAGTCTGTCCACGTCGGTCACGACGTACAGATCGGCGATGACGTCGAGGTTGCGCCGCTCGTCTCGATCGGCGGTTACGTCGAGCTCGGCGACGGTGTCCACGTCGGGCAGGGCGCAGTCTTCAAGCCGCGAGTCCGCGTCGGCGTCGGCGCAGTCATCGGAGCCGGCGCGGTCGTCGTGGAAGACGTGCCTGCCGGCGAGACCTGGGCCGGCAATCCCGCCCGGCCGCTCCGACAGCCGCCCGCAGACGCGGAACTCTGGCGCGAGTGGTGGGAGGCGTCGCGCGCATGATCGGACACAGGCTCAATCGCGTGCTGACTGTCTATCGCCCGGCGTACGCCGCGGACGCGGTCGGCGGCCGTACTCGCGCGTTCGCGAGCGCGGGCACGATTCGCGCGCAGGTCAGCCAGCCGCGTGCCGAGGAGCGTCTGCTCGCCGCCCAGTTCGGCGCGCGCCTCGACTACGTCGTGCATACGACTGCGGGCGCCGACGTGCAGCGCGGGGACGAGCTCGACGACGGCGGGGCGCGTCGGCTACGCGTCGTTTCCGTGACGCACGACTCGCGCACGACGTACCTGCGTCTCGAGTGCGAGGTCACGCAGTGACTAATGTGACGATGAAGCTCGATGGCTTGCCGGCGCTCAAGGCGGCGCTCGCCGCGAAGGCTGCGGAGCTTCACGCCGCGGCCGTCGAGGCTGTCGCGCAGGAGACCGAGACCGTCCGCGACGACGCGCGGCTGCGCGCGCCGCGAGGCAAGACCGGCGACCTTCGGCGCGGCATCCGCGGCGAGCCGGTCGAGCTCGTCGGCGAGGTCAAATCGACTGTCCGCTACGCGGCGTTCGTCGAGCACGGGACGTACCGGAACGAGGCCCAACCGTACATGCGGCCGGCGGCCGACAAGGCGCGGCGCCGGTTCCCGGACGTGGCGCGCGACGTGATCCGCCGCGCTCTAGGAGAGTGATGGTGGCTTCCGATCCTGCCGACGCGCTGCAAGCCGGGCTCTACGCGCTCCTGAGCGCCGACGCGACGCTCGCCGGGCTCGTCAGCGGCGTCTACGACGGCCCGCCGGAGGACGCGGCGCTGGACTACGTCGCGATCGGTGAGATGAGCTCGGGCGCCGCGGGAACGCACGACGGCGAGGGCCGCGCGACGACCGCCGTCCTGCACACCTGGACGCGCGCGGCGTCGCATCGGCCGGGGAACGTCATCGGCGCCCGGCTCGTCGCGCTGCTGACGCACCGGCACGCCGACCTTGACGGGAAGGTCACGGGGCACACGGTCTGGCGCGTTGCGCACGACTTCGCGCAGACGCTCGTAGACCCCGACGAGCCCGCGCTTCGGCACCGCGTCGACCACTTCGTCATCTGGACAGCGCAGACGTAGGAGGCGACTTGAACTATCAGAACGTGCAGACGGGCCGCGTCGTGTGGCGGCCGGGGCTAGACGAATGGCTGGAGGCGTCCGCAGGCTGGGCGCGCATCGAGCCGCTGACAGAGCCCGCGGACGCGGGCGCCGACGAGGCCGACGAGGCCGACGACGAAGGAGACAACTGATGGCAGGGATCGACGCCTTCGGCACGGTCTGGTCGCTGGGAGACGGCGCACCGACCGAGACGTTCACCGCAGTGGCGGACGTCACCAACATCGACGTGCTCGACGCGAGCGCGGACACGACGGACGTGTCGTCGCACGACAGCCCGGGGCAGTGGCGCGAGTTCGTGGGCGGGATGAAGGACGGCGGCGAGCTCTCCTTCGACATCAACTACGACCCCGCGCTTCACGGCACGATCTTCGCCGCGATCGGCGTGGAGACCAACATGAAGATCACGCTCACGGACTCCGGCGCGGCCGTCGTCGCCTTCGCCGGCATCGCGAACGGCTTCCAGGCGCAGGCGCCCTTCGACGACAAGCTCTCCGCGAGTGTGACGGTCAAGGTCACCGGGGCGCCGGTCATCACGCCATGACGCTACTCACGCGTGACGCCGTGCTCGCCGCGGCCGACCGGCCAACGCAAGACGTCGCCGTCCCGGAGTGGGGCGGCACGATGCGCGTGCGTGCCCTCTCCGGGACGGAGCGCGATGCGTTCGAGGCCGGCATCGTCCAGCTGCGCGGCGACGGCTCGCGGTCGATCAACGTGCAGAATCTGCGCGGCCGGCTCGTCGCGCTCGCGTGCGTCGACGAAGAAGGCCAGCGGGTGTTCACGGATGACGACATGGTCGCGCTTGGCGACAAGTCGGCGGCGGCGCTCGGCCGTGTCTTCGAGGTGGCGCAGAGGCTGTCCGGCCTGACAGACGACGACGTCACCGAGCTCGCCGAGGGTTTCGGCGACGCCCCGAGCGACGGTTCTACTTCCGGCTAGCCGCCCATCTGGGCTGCACCGTCGACGAGCTCCTCGCTCGTGTCTCATCGCGTGAGCTGACCGAATGGGTCGCGTACGAGCGCGAGTATGGGCCGCTCGGGCCGGAGCGGGGCGACTGGCAGGCGGCGCTTGTCGCGTACACCGTCGCGGCGGTCATGGGGTCGGGCAAGGGGCGGGCGCCGAAGCTGGACGACTTCCTCCTGAGGTGGGGGCCGAGGCGGCGGCAGACGGGCGCGGAGCAATTGGCGATCTTCCGGGCACTCGCGGAGCAAGGAGGAGAGCGTGGCGACGATCGCTGACCTCGTCATCAAGCTCCGCGCTGATACCGGTGTCGCTGAGCGTGACATCTCGTCGTTCGGCGCCAAGGTCGGCCGTGGGATCCGCAAGTCGTTCGTGCCGGCGGTCGCGGCGTTGGGCGCGCTCGGCGTCGCGGCGAAGGTCGGGTTCGGCGAGTTCGTCGACGCGGAGAAAGTGACGGCGCAGACGAACGCCGTGCTCAAGTCGACGGGCGGTATCGCGAACGTGACGGCCGGGCAGATCGACGACATGGCTTCCGCGCTGCTCAACAAGTCAGGCGTGGATGACGAGGCGATCAAGTCGGGCGCGAACCTGCTCTTGACGTTCACGAACATTCGGAACGAGGCCGGCAAAGGAAACGACATTTTCACGCAGTCGACCGGGCTGATGCTCGACATGTCGACGGCGCTCGGGACGGACATGAAGTCGTCGGCGGTGCTGCTCGGGAAGGCGCTTAACGATCCGACACGCGGACTGACCGCGTTGCAGCGGGTCGGTGTCGCGTTCACCGACGATCAGAAGAAGCAGATTAAGACGCTTGTTGAGTCCGGGAACACGATGAGGGCGCAGAAGATCGTGCTCGGCGAGCTGAATCGGGAGTTCGGTGGGAGCGCGGCGGCGGCGGGCAAGACGTTCGCCGGCCAGCTGAGCCTCGTGAAGGAGCAGGCGAAGAACTTCGCGGCGGAGCTGATCGCCGCCGCGCTGCCGGCGTTGCGGATGGTCGTCAGTATGCTCGGGCGCGCGACGTCGTTCATGCAGGCGCATTCGACGGCGACGAAAGCTGTCATCGGTGTGATCGCGGTGTTGGCCGGCGGGATTGTGGCGGTGAACGCGGCGATGAAGGCGTACGCGGCGGGCGCGGCGATCGTCCGGGCGGCGAGCGCCGCGTGGACGGCCGCGCAGTGGCTCTTGAACGCGGCGCTCACGGCGAACCCGATCGGGATCGTGATCATGGCGCTCGTCGCGCTCGGCGCAGCGCTCGTCGTTCTTTGGACGAAGTCCGAGACGTTCCGTCGCATCGTGACCGCCGCCTGGAACGCGATCAAGGCGACGACCGTCACCGTCTGGAACTTCATCAAGGACTTCTTCGCGAAGTGGTGGCCGCTCGTGCTCGCGATCATGACGGGCGGCGTCGGCCTCGTCGTCGTGATGCTCGTCAAGCACTGGGACGACGTCAAGGCGAAGACGCTTGCCGCCTGGAACGCGATCAAGGACTTCCTCGCGAAGTGGTGGCCGCTCCTGCTGACGGTGATGACCGGCGGCATCGGCCTCGTCGTCGCGCTCGTCATCACGAAGTGGGACGCGATCAAGAGCGCGACCTCGAGAGCCTGGAACGCTGTGCGAGACGCGATCGTCGGCGCCGTCAACACGGCACGCAACGCAGTGTCGACCGTCTTCAAAGCGCTCGCCGGTATCGTCAAGGGCGCCGTCGGCGCCGTACGCGGCGCGGTGAGCGCGCTCGTCGGGACGTTCCACCCGGTCATCGACGTCCTGCATCGCATCGTCAGTGTCGCCGGCTCGGCCGCGGACGCGATAGGCCGCGTGGTCGACGCGGCCGGCAAGGTCGGCGGAGCGGTCGGCAAGGTCGCCGGACTCGCGGGCAAGATTCCGGGCTTCGCGTCCGGCGTCTCGAACTTCGCGGGCGGCCTGGCGGTCGTCGGCGAGCGCGGGCCGGAGCTCGTCAACCTGCCGCGCGGCTCCGACGTCTTCTCGAACGAGCAGAGCCGGAAGATGGCGGGCGGCGGCGTGACGATCCAGGGCGACCTCGTCGTCCGTGAGGAGCTCGACATCGAACGGATCGGCGCCATGATCACCCGCCGGCTGTCGGTGGTCTCCTGAATGGCGCTCGTCGTCGAGTCCGCGTACATCGGCGCCCTCCAAGTCGCCGGCGGGACGAACGGCCTGCACGTCACGCGCTTCGCCTGGACGAAGTCGCCGCGCGTCCGCCGGTTCCCGCGAGGCAGCGCGCACGGCACGGTCGACCGGACGCGCCGCTACGACGGGCGTCTCTTCGAGCTTGCCGGCCTGATCCGCGGCGTGACGGACGCTCAGGCGCAGGCCCGTCTCGCCGACCTCGAGGCCGCGCTCGCGGTGACGGGCGAGACCGTCCTGCTCCGCTGGAAGCTCGCCGGCGTCGCGGACGCCGAACAGGCCGCGGTCATGATCGACGGCACACCCGACTACGCGTTCGTCCCGGACTCGCCGAACGTCGTCCGATGGGCGGTAACGCTGTTTGCCGGCGACCCGCGGCGCTACGCCCAGACGCAGAGCGTCGGGACGTACGACCCGACCGAGGCGTCGAGCGCCACCGGCATCAGCATCCCGCTCGTCTTCCCGCTCAACTTCGTCGGCGAGGCGACGACGCACCTCATCGCCCAGAACGCGGGGAACTTCCCCACGGCGCCCGTCCTGACGGTCGCCGGCCCGGTCGTCAACCCGATCCTCGACAATGACACGACGGGCGAGTCGTGGGCCACGACCGGCCTTCAGCTCCTCTCGGGCGACGTCGCTATCGTCGACATGGGCGCCAGGACGTTCCAGGTCAACGGGACGTCACGCTACTCCTACATCGACGTCTCGAGTACGGCCTGGTGGGAGCTCGCCGCCGGCCCAAACAAGCTGCGCCTGCGCGGCTCGGGGATGGTGGCAGGCCAGACGGCGCTGTCGTACGTCTTCCGCTCGGCGCGCATCTGATGGACGTCCTGTTCTCGCGCAAGATCGCATCGCCGACGTTCGCCCTCGCGCGCCTGGGCTACGCCGAGGTCGACAGCCTGAGCGTGACGCTTCGGCGCTCCGACTTCTCGGAGGCGTCGCTCAAGCTCCGATCTGACCACGCGCTCGCGTCGAGCCTCACGGTGAGCTCGACCTACGTCGACGTTTACGACGCCGGGACGCGCGTCTTCCGCGGCCGTATCTCCGAGCCGCTGACGCACGGCCCGGACTGGGTCGAGCTCGTCGCGTACGACGAATGGTGGTGGCTTGTAACCGAGTTCCGAGAGACGTCGGCCCGTGCCGTGTTGTCGTCCGACCACCTCAAGGCGATGGTCGAGGCCGACGCCGGCGACTACCCGCCGCGAATCAACACGACGTACATGAGTTTCGCGGCCGGCGGGCCGACCGGCGCCGTCGTGCTCGAGGCCGGCACCGCTAAGAGCGACGACGCCAAGCGGATCATCGAGGCGTTCCAGTATGAAGCCGGCTTCGTCCCGTACTACGACGGCGCCGACGAGTGGGGCATGTCGCCGATCGCGTTCTACCCCGGTGGCGAGCTCGCGGCAGCTCCGCCGTTGACGCCCGTCACCGACCGGGCCGAAGTCCGCTTCGAGTACGGCGAAGGGACGATCGGTAACCTGGCGAGCTACTCGCGCCAGACGCTCCTCCCGCGTAACAGCGTCGTTGCGTTCGGCCCGGGCGAGGGTGAGGCGCGCGAGACGGTCGCCGTGACCGACGCTGCCTCGGTTGCCGAGTACGGCAAGGTCGGCACGACGGCGACGTTCGAGGAGGCGGTCGACCTCGATCACGACGCGCGGACGCGGCTCGTCCCCGATCCGCCTAAGCTCTACTCCGTCGAGGTTGGCCCGGACGCGCCGATGCTCTGGAGCGACTTCTACGTTGGCGACTATGTCCGGCTGCGCGTCCGTGACGGCGCGGTCGACGATAACGTCTCTGTCCGCGTCGACGCCGTTAAGGTTGTCAACGAGGACGGCGTGGCACGTATCGATTCCATCGTCCTGATGACCGAGGACGCGATCGCGCAGGCGGCAGGCGGGCTCTCGGGCGTCTCACCGACAGTCGACGTGACGCTCGCGGAGTTCCTCTTGCTCGTCCCGGCCGACGGCGACCGGGTGCGTATCACCGACGCCAACGGGTGGGTCTTCCAGTACGACGCCGACGAGGCGACCGCGAACAAGTGGAAGTTCGTGTCGGGCGATCCGCTGGCAGCGTCGGAAGACGGCACGTACCTGACCGGTTCGAGCGCGCCGGGATACGACTTCGCGAGCGACTACGGGCCCAAGCTCACGATCCCGCTAGCCGGCGCGTATCTCTGTTCCTACTCGGCGCGCCAGACCGGCAATCCGGCCACGACGACGCGGCTCGGGACTTGCGGCGCCGACGTCGCGGCCGACGCGACGTACACGTCGTCGCCGTTCTCGACCGCACGCGCGACCGTCGGACCCAACGTCACGGTCGGCGGCACGGCGTCCCATACGTTCGCCCGCGACGCGCTCTACCGGATCGGCTACACCTGCGACCCGAAAGGATCGAGCGGTACCGCTGAGTTCGACACGAGCGTCGTAACCGCGACCCCGCAGAAAGTGAGTCAAGCCTGATGGCGACACCCCCGCAGACCGAGACGACGGCGATCGGCCGGCTCGTCCAGACGATCGAGCGGCTCGACCGCCGCGTCCGCGAGCTCGAGAACCGAAGGTCGCACTCCATCCGTGTTGTCGGCCCGCGCTCCGACCTCGGCGACCCGAGCACGCGCGTTGAGGTCGGCTATCTCGAGGACGGCGCCAGCATCGGGATTCGCGTCGTCGCCGGCGACGGCACCGAAGTCTTCGAGCAGTCATCGAGCATCTAGGAGCAGGTATGTCCGCACTTAACCCGCTCTTCCTGAACATCGACAGCTTCTACGGCGCCGACGAGCTCGGCCTGCCCTACCGTGATCTGATCGGCGAGGGCATTGTCGAGGCTGGCGATCTTGCGGTTAGCGAGCGCGCGTCTGGCGCGAACATGAGCGTCGACGTCGCGGCCGGCGCCTGTTGGGTGGCGGGCGACGACGACGCGGACGCGCAGCCGACCTACCGGCTGCGGAACGACGCGACGGTGAACGTCGCCATCTCCGCGGCCGACGCGACGAACCCGCGCATCGATCTGGTGGTCGCGCGCGTCTACGACTCCGCGTTCGCCGGCGTCTCGGACGCCGGGACGATTGAGGTCGTGACGGGCACGCCGGCCGGCTCGCCGAGCGCGCCGTCGCTCCCCAACAACGCCGTGGCGCTCGCGCAGGTCGCAGTCGCCGCGGGCGCCTCGTCGGTCACGACAGCCAACATCACCGACGTGCGGACGCGCGCCACTGTCGGCGCCGGCAAGGCGCAGAGCGGCGGCGGAGGAGCGGCAAGCGTCACGCCGATCGCGCTCTCGAACCCGGGCGTCTCGTCCGGCGCGGGTAACGCGTTCTGGAGCGTGCTCGGTCTGACGGACTGGGATGCCGGGCACTGGGAGTTTGTCAAGGACGTCGCAGGTTCGGTCTTCGGCGTCGTCAAGGTTCCCGACGGCGTCACCGAGGCCGACGTCCTTCTCGTTATCGCGGCGAACGCGACGTCGGGCGTCACGCGGCTCGGCATCTCGTGGGCCGCCGTCGCCGACGGCGAGAGCCTCAACCCGTCCGCGCTGACGAACGAGACCGACCAAGACATCACCGTCCCAGCGACGGCGTACCTCCGCAAGGACGTGACGTTCAGCCTGACCGGCCTGACGGGCGGCGACCTCGTCATCGTCCAGGTGCGGCACGAGGGCACGCACGCGAACGACACGCTCGCCGTGAACACGCTCCTTCTCGGCGCGTGGCTGGAGGCGGCCTGATGGCTCGGTCGTTCTCGTCGTCTGAGCTTACGCTCGCATCGCCGGGAAGCGCCCTCGATATCACGGGTACCGCACTGACGATCGCTTGTTGGGTGTACTTCACGTCTGACGGGGTCCGCCAGTGCATCGTCTCCCGCTACGACAGCGGCACGAAAAAGCTGTGGTATCTGCTTCGCAAGTCGGACAACGCGCTTGAAGCCGGGTTCTACAACGGGTCGGGCGACGAGTCGGTGGCGGGCGGGGTTCCGTCGGCGGGGTCGTGGGCGCATATCGCGTACGTCAAGGCGGGCACCGGGGGCGGCGCTGCGCGCCTGTACGTCAACGGGTCGCAAACAGGGTCGGCCACGTCCAGCGGCACGATCACGAAGCTCGGTAGCACCGCCCTGCGTCTCGGTCGGGACGGGTTCGGTAACGGGATCGGCGGGAACGGCCGCGTGGCAGAGGTCGGCATATGGGCCGCGTCGCTGTCCGCCGCCGAAATAGCCGCTCTTGCCTCTGGCGCTTCCCCGCTGCAAGTCCATCCCGCCAACCTCAAGGGCTACTGGCCGCTCTGGGGTGTCGGTGCGTCCGGCGACCCAGACCTGTCCGGTAACGGCGGGCACCTGTCCGAGACGGGCACGGTCGGCGTCGTGGATCACGCACCGGTCGGGCCGCCGTTCGGGCTGTAAGCGCCCGGTCCTCTCAGCGTTCCCGCTCTTCCTCGTAGGGAGGTATCCGCATGCAGCGCGTCGTCAGGTTCACCCGCGAACTCCACGGCGGCGAAACGGGTCCCGATATCGAGGCCGTGAATCGTGCGTTGGCCCGGGCCGGGTTCCTCGACGGCCTCAGCAAGCTGATGAGCAAGCCGCGCCGGTTCCGCCGCGTCTACAACGCGAGCAAGCAGCGCGGCGTCAACAAGGCCCGGGCCAAGACCAACCGGCCGCAGAACGGCGTCTACGACCGCCAGCTCCACGACTACCTCGTGAGGCTCGACGCGTTCGACGCCTATGCGGTGAAGCTGCTCGGCCAGTACCGGCCCGCTGCGGATGGCGATGACAGCGTCCTCAAGCCGGCGCGTGACAAGACCCGTGACCGGGTGGTTGCTCGCGGCATGCGCTACTACCACTTCCGCGACCGGATCGCGTACTCGCAAGCACGGCCGACCCAGCTCAGGTTGCCCAGGGAGACGACCCGGCTGGATTGCTCCGGGCTGGTGGCGGCATGCATGGACTTCGCCGGCGTCCTCATGAGCGTTGATTGGCGGTGGACGAACACGTGGACGCAGATCCACCTCGGCCGCGAGGTGCCGTTGGAGCACGCGAGGCCGGGCGACATCGTGTTCTACGGCACCGCGCCGAACAACCCGACCCACGAAGCTCTCTACTTGGGCGACGGGCGCGTGCTGTCAAATGGGCATCACCCGATGGGGATCTACCCGGTCGACTACCGCGGAGATCGTGTCGGGATCCGCGACATGATCGGGGACCCGGCATGACGGTCACTCCCGTGGAGTGGGAATGGCGTGAGTGGCGTTTGGGGGAGGGCCGCTACCGTGGCCGCGGGCCGGCGTCCAGGCCGCGCCCCGCGCACTTTCCGCGCCGCATCCCGGCCGCATGGTGGATGCGCTTGGTCGCGTTCCTCGCCCGCCGCAAGAAGGCGCAGCCAGCGCCCCCGCACCGGATCCCCGTGCCGTTCAGCGGCCGAGGGTTGTTCCTGCTCGAGCCAAGGGGCGGAACGGAGGACATTGCGGCGGCTCACCTCGCCGGCTTCACCTACCTGCTCCTCAACCTCGGGTACGTGTCGGGCGGCGATTGGGGAACGCACCGGCAGCGGGCCGAAGCGCTCGGCATGCCTGTCGTGCCGTGGAAACGGACGGCTGACCTGTGGCGAGCTCCCGCGGCGGCGCACAACCTTGAGCGGGAAGCGGCGACGACGTTTCCGCCGCGCAACCTCGCGTCGCTCGCGGGATCGTATGGGCCGCGGGTGCGGGCCGTGATCACGGAGCCGTGGATGCAGCTCGTCGACTGGCGGCCGTTGGGCGGTTGGGTGGCGATGCCGGAAGCGTTCCTCAACGCGAGACCGTCCTACCTGCCGGCCGATCTCACCGCGCACGCGCACGACATGGGATGCCCCATGGCGGTGCCGGTGTTCGGGTGGGGCCAATGGGCCGACGCGCCCCGGCCCGTCGCGCCCGCGGAGTATCTGCGCGTGTGGGGTGGCCCGTTCGCCGTGTATGCGGGCGACGGTAAGGAAGCCAGGTATGGGGAGTGGCGCCGGTGAACCCGTCAGCCGTCCGCGTCGAGGATCGCGTACACGGTGGTGCGCGACACGCCCGCGAGCCGCGCGATCTCAACGCGTGTCAGGCCCGCATCGAGCGCCGCGGGCGCCCACCGCTCAAGGTCGAGCATCGCGTTGGCGCGGATGCGTTCGCCGGCGGCCCTGCGCTCCCCGATCTCGGCGAGCGCAGAGCGAGCGTCATCGGCGCTCATTCACGCGTCCCTGACGACCCGGAGCGGCAGCACCGACTCCCACTCGTCGCCGGTCAGGCCGGACGCGTCGCCGACCCGCTGCACGTCCGCGTACAGGTAGTCGCCGTCCCGGCCGGCGTGGATGGTGCCGTAGCTCTCGACGACCTGGTACACGGTGCCGTCGTCGGAGTCGTACACGAGCGCGCCCGTGTCGACGCCGAATCCCTGGCCCTGCTCGACGAGCCGGACGGTGCTGGTCGTGACGGTCATGGCTCCTCCTTGCGTCGCGGTCATCATGCACACCGCTGTACACCCCTCGGGGGGGAATGTCAAGTGCTGTACATGCGGGGGCGGTCGTGGGTGTAGTCGGCCAGGTCGAGGCGTTCGGCCTCAGCATCGCGGAGATCGCGATCCTCGTCGGCGCCCTGTTCTTCCTCGCCGAGCTCTTGGGCGTGTCCCGGTCGTCGCGGACGCTCCGCAAGACGAACCGTGACCTCGGCGACAGGGTCACCGCGCTCGAAGATCTCGTCGGGTCGCTGCGCACCAAAGCAGCGGAGGACGACGCCATGATCGCCGCGCTCCAGTCGGAAATGAGCGTGATGCGAGAACGCGACCAGCCGCACCTCCTCGATGCGCTCAAGACGCACGACGCGTTCGTGGTAGGGCTCGCCGCCGAAGCCCGCACATGGCAGGAGCGACATGAAACGAGCGCCGAGACCCGCACCGCCGCCGTCCTGCAGGTGCTCTCCCAGATCCGAGACAACCTCCAACCGAAAGGGGATCCATCGTGAAGACCGCCATCGGGCTGTTCCGCGACTTCGTCGCCGCGATCCTGGGCCTGCTGATCCTGTTCGGCGTGTCGCTGACAGACGCGCAGGTCGCCGGGCTGCTATTGGTCGTCACGACCGGCGCCGCACTCGGCACCTACCTGTACGGCGCCTGGAAGGCCCGCACGGCCGCGGTGTCGGACGGCGCATAGGCTCCAATGGCCGCGGATGCTCGTCTCGTTCGCGCCACCGTCATCCGCGACCTGCTACGGGCCGGCTGGCGGCCGCCGCCGCTCACCGACCTCCAAACGGACAGGCTCCTCGACGACATGCACCGGATCGGGGGCGACAAGCGGCACCATTCCGGCCTCACCGCGCACGAGCAGCGGATCCTCGACATGGTCGCCGCTGGCAACACCGCACCGCAGATAGCTGCACGGCTGGGCCGGTCACCGGAAACGATCAAGGGCGCCGAGAAACAGATCCGCAGGAAGCTCGGCGCCCGCACCAACGCGCACGCCGTCGCGCTCACCCGATGACCATGGACGACCTCACGGACGAGCAGCTCGAGGTGCTTCGCCGCCGCTACATGGAGGCACGCCAAGCAGGGTTGACGATCGTCGAAGCCCGGCTGTTCGCCGAATCAAACGCAGACG